CTCTGAACTCGTCGGTCATCGACTCCCACTTCTTCCCGCTCATGTTGTCGCGGGTGGACTTGTCGATTTCTAATCCAAAAGCTGTAGAAGTCGCTCCTTTGAGCGAGCGAGGAATCCTGACATACGCTGCCAGATCCGCTGTACAATGCCAGGCTGCGGGGTCGATCCGCGGCCACCACGATTGGGTCGCGCCATATAGATATAAGGTTTCATCGAATGCTGCGTTGTGGCTCAGGGCCGTGTTTCCAATAAGTAGATCCCAGTTAAATTCCTTTGGGTGACCGACGAATTCAGTTCCGTCAGTCCCTTTTACGGTGAGTAGGTAGGCATCAAATTCGGGGTGGGAGAAGTAGCCCAGTGGGCCGAGCGTTCTGATACTGCAACGCTTGTCGTAGTAAGTTTCGTAGTCGAGGGCGTAGATTTCCATGACTGTCTAAGAAGAAGCCCCCCACTGGGAAGTTGAACCAAAACCAGTGGGGGGCTTTAAGTGCCGCCGCTTTTATGTGGTTACGGCGAGGGCGATGCTTTAACCAGAATGACTAGAGTGAAACTCTAACCACCCCGCCACATTACCCGAGTGATTACTCCGTGTCTATTGCCGCCGCGATTGGCTCCGCTCCGTCCACCAACAACGAGAGCTTCAGTTGGCTCTTGTCGTCTTTTGGGAGTTCAACGTCGATAGCCGAAGCCAATGCTGCCCGTACGTGGCGAAGAGATATCATCTGAATTTCCAGTTGCTTAATCTTCTCCTCCAGTTCAGCGATCAACGCACTAAGCATATTGATCTCGTCCTGAATGACCTCTTGGTCAAAAGTGCCTTCCATTAACGTAAGAAGTTGGCGGTGAAATTCTGGACTGCCTCGGGGGATTCCTTCGTAGTGATCGACAGGCTGGGAGCATACCAGGAATATTTCCCTCTTTGGATGATGGATGAACTGAACGTCCAGATCCGAGAAGGAAGAGGGACATCAGGGTTGAGGAGCGAGAACGTGGCAAGCCTCTTGAAGGTCTGCCTGTAGCCATCCTTGGCCACATTGATCTTGCCCAGAGCATACTGCTTGTCTCCGACCATAAACGGGTAGGCTACGTCCGAGTCACTGTCCTCGGGTTTGAAGAACATCAGGATGATATCCGCGAACTCCAGCATATTCCACTTGGAGTCCTTGTTGATCTCATCCCGCTCCTCCTTGGTGTGGGCGATCTGGGATGTTTCGTCCTCATCGAACGGGATATCTTCCCGCCATGCTTTCATCACGCTGACGGGGACGCAGGATACTTTCTGCTCCGGCTCCGCGATGATGTGTTGTTTGTCCAAAACAGCCGTCCCGAACGGGGCGTCGATCTCGGATGTCTTCTGGACGATATTAAGACGCGAGATCTCAATATCGGAGCTTTCGATCATCATGCTGGCAGCTTGTGCCGCGATGATCTGGTTTGGTTTCTCTGTTGCTTTTGCAGCCATTTCGTTGTTTCGTTGTTTCGTCGTTTCGTTGTTACTAACTAGGACTAACTTAGAGTAAATCTTGGGTTAGACTTGATGAGTATGCCTGCTTCGTTACAGGCGTCAATAAATTCTTCAGAAATTTTCTTCTTACTGCCCTTTTCGGCAGACTGTCCCGCTTCCTTGGCTAATTTGGCCAGGGGAATACTGGCGATATTCAAGACATCGTCTAGTTCGAGGCCGTAGGTTTCCGCTATGGAGACCAGTGTCTTGTTGTCCGTAACCCTTTTTGTCACCCCCATGTTCTTGAGGCGAAGGGACGGGAACTCAACGCCCTCCTGTGCCATAGCGACGGCCCGCTTCTTCAGTCGGTCGGACCAATTTGATACGATCTTAGCAATCACCCATAGCTGTTCCACGATCTCGGGGTCTTCCGTCTCTTCGAGGTCTACATCAGGCAGTTGCGGGTTCACCTTCTTGGCGACTTCGATGACCAACCCACCCAGCGCGGGGCATTTACCTTCGTGCTTACAATACCGACAATGCACGGTCGGCGTTAACTCTTCGATAGACGGAGCCCCGTCGTCCCATTTGGGGCGGATAATTTCCCCCTGTTTGATTATCGAGGAAAGCTCAGAGACTATCGCTGGGACATCTTCTCTATAAAAAGTGTGGAAGAGCGTTTCGTTACGCACGGGGATAAAGAACACAAAGACTATTTTATTCAGGTCTTTGTATTTCTGGAACGCACCGACAGTGTAGGCCCGTGCTTGCTGGTTCTTTTCAGGGGTGTCAATCACTGAGATCCCCGTTTTGTAATCAATCAGAACCCCCGTATCATTGTTGAATACAACTAGACGGTCGCACGTTCCCCAAGTAGATGTTCCGTCCAGTTCGACTGTAAGCTGTATCTCCTTGAAGTCTTGCTTAACCTTCAGCCCCGTTACGTCGGAGCAATTGATAAAGTTCTGCAAGAAACTTTCCTCCTCGGCTACGATTTCGTGGAAGATGCTGACTTCTTCCTCGCTCTCCAAGTTAGAGGGGTCACCAATCTCCAGAGCTTCGTGGATTCGGGTTCCCTTTTCTGCCGCTGCGTTCGTCCCGCTGCGGCCTTGGAACCCCCCGCAACCGGCGATGTATTTTAGGGCCGACGGGCTGAATTCCGCATGATCGCGGTCAGAGTGACTATCGGGCATAGCGCGACTTATACGCCGCGCTGAGTGGTTGTCAAATAATATCGGGAAATAAGAAAGGCATCGACCATCCCGTCATGCGGGGTACGGCATCTCTTGTTCTTGAGCCAGTTTTCTTGGGGGGCCAGACGTTCCGCCACTTCCAATGCTGCTGCTTTTGTCCCCCCTTTTGCCGTTCGGCCCAACATTTTTTTCTGCCACTTGTGGACAGAAATCCTGTCGTGTTTCCATCCCTTGACCTCGGCCATGCCCAAGAGTTTGCCAAAACTTAAAGCCATCGACCTGACTGCCTGAGAGCTTTTCGCGTGCGCCAGCGGTTCCTCTACCACTAGAGTGAACGGGGTGTTCAGGCCCATTAACCACTCGTTGATCGTGGTTGTAGAAACTTCTCTTTTCTTAGAGCGGTTGAGTGTTGGCATGGCGATCTTATCAACGATGCCCCCGTCGAAAGACGAGATCGCGCACAGTCCTCCGTCGAGGCCGTTGTCCACCCCGATTATTATCCCATCCCCTTCAGGCATGACGGAGATATTATTAATCCGTCCCCATTCTCTGGTGTGAATACCATAGTGTTTTTGGGGAGGCTTTGGGCAAAGAAAATTTCTCTTGCTCCTTGGGGGACAACACGGAAGAAGACACCCACCAGTTTTTTCCTGGCAAACGAAAATTCGTTTTTTAGGGGGTTGTCTTTACGCACTAAGACAACAGGGTTGACTTCTACTTTCCTGTTTTTGAATAGCTTGGTCATTCCTGTAGGGGGCTTGAGTCTAAGAAACACGGTGTGGTTGGCCCCAAATCACAGGCGATTAATTGGCTCAAGGCCAATTTAGCTTCGGCTGTGTTGAGGCCGTGCTGTGTTTTCAATATAGCCATCGTCCCTGAGCATGAGTAGCAAGCCACGGGGGGGTTCCGAACATGTTCTACTACCCCGATAAACGCATCCTGTAGTTCCGCGAAAAGTGTTACGCCCTCCGGCCCCTTTTGGGTTTTGCCCCCTGCTTTCTTTCTGTCCCCGCCCTTTTCTGAGAACCCCCAGTATGTCGTGGGGGATAGTTGCCGGAAAAAGAATGGGTCGGCGTCGGGGTCATAGTGTGCCCCGTTGAACTCGGGGGCTCCTGAATTTAGGTCGAAGATCATCTTTCATTCTATATCGATAACCGGTTTTACCGCCCCGTTCCCGCGATCCGCCTTAGTGTTATTCAAAATGGAGATATCAATCTGCATCTTGCCCCCGCCCCCCGACTTGGAATTCAGCCCTAAATTACGCCGCACCAGTTGATCTAGCTCCGAGAGTTCTCGGACTGTCTTCGGGGGCCGAAGATTCTTAACTCCGTCGCGCATCAGCTTTATGCCAGTAGCGGCTGCGTAATGCTGATATTTTTCCGCGGGGCTCGCCTGCCTTTCTGCGATCTCCAAAATCGCTGCGTCTTCTTCCTGACGAGCATCGTGGCTTGCCCGCCGGATGGCCTCGTCTGTGGTTTCTCGCAAGTGGTTGTCTATTGCCCCTGCCAGTTCGTCCGCAGGAGCGTCCTCGGCATCCGGCGCATTGTTCGGGTGCAGGCCATTCTTCTTAGCGGGCAGGCCCATTTTCTTAAACCACCTACGAACTGTGCCTGGGTGCACATCAAGTTCCTTGGCTATCGAAACCATTTTCCAGTCTGCCTTATACAGGGCCAAAGCTCGGTTTTGCAGGGTGTCTTTAGATTTGTCAGACAATTCTTTGGGGCGTAAGCTGTGTTACGGATTATGGCGGCAAAGAGATCCAGCATCAAGAAGATACTAGAGCCCCGTATCGACCCTAAGACCAAGCGGATGGATGTGGGGGGTTTGATGATACCCCCGACGAGTGAGATTACCGCTTTGCTATACGGATTTGCTAACCACGAACATTTACGTGCTAGGGAGTATTATTTCTGGCGCATTTGCAACGAGTTGTGGAACCACCCTGATCTGCCCGAGAAATTAATGGTTCGGCATGTATGGGCGGAACAAATGATTTGGGGGGCGCTCAATAACAAGTATCTCTCGGTAGGGGGTTCTGCCTCTTCCGGTAAGAGCCACACGATGGCGGCGTGGGGGATAATCAACTGGTTGTCCAAACCAAAAGATACGTTGGTTTTGATGACCTCAACTACTCTTCGTGAAGCCCGAAAAAGGATTTGGGGTTCAGTGATGTCGTTGCTCTCGGTTATCGAAGGAGCACCAATCAAGATTCGTGATTCAATAGGAAACGCGGCCTATATAGACGAACGGGGGATATTAATCGAACGGGCGGGCATCTCGCTGATCGCGGCTGAGAAATCTAAGACCCGTGAGGCGGTCGGTAAGTTTATTGGTATCAAGCAGAAGCGAGTAATTTTGATTGGGGATGAGCTATCAGAATTGTCTGAAGCGATTCTCCAAGCAGGGTTGTCCAACCTGTCGAAGAATCCCGAGTTCCAGTTAATCGGGATGTCCAACCCCAACAGCCGGTTTGACTCTTTCGGTATCTGGTCGGAACCTATCAACGGGTGGGATTCCATCGATACTAATACGGCGGATGGATGGGCCACGAAATGGGGCGGGGATTATATTCGTCTGGACGGAGAACGCTCGCCCAATATTACAGCGGGGGAGGTCATCTACCCGTGGCTACCCACCGAAGAAAAAATCAATGAGGACAAAGCCCTACTAGGCCCAGAGTCGCGGGGGTATATGCGGATGGTGCGGGCCATCTTTTTTGATAGCGACGAAACCCAAGGGATCTATGGGGAGAACGAGATCACCCTGAGTAAGTCGATGCACAAGGTATCGTGGCGCGGGACTCCCACCTATGTGGCGGGCATTGACCCTGCGTTCACCAACGGGGGCGACCGGACGATCCTCTATACTGCGGCGGTCGGTTACGACGACACTGGGCAGTATGTGATAGAGTTCGGGGAGGCCGTCCACCTCAACGATGACGCCACCAACAAGGCCGTCCCGAGGACGTATCAGATCGTCAGGCAGATCAAGGAGCATTGTGTGAAGCGCAATATTCTCCCTGAAAATGTGGCGGTGGATGCGACCGGCGCGGGGGCTCCCTTTTGTGATGTCCTGGCAGGAGAGTGGGCGAGCACCTTTCTTCGGGTTAGTTTCGGGGGGAAGGCGAGCGATAAGCGGGTGAGTGCAAACAGTCGGGCGGTAGGGACGGAGCTGTATGTGAATAGGGTCTCTGAGCTTTGGTTCGTCGGCAAGGAACTCATGCGGACTCGTCAAGTATTTGGGGTCAGTAGCGACCTTGCCCAAGAGATCACAAGCCGCAATTACGACATGGTGAAGAGTGGAACGCTGCGGGTAAAGATTGAGTCCAAGCCTGAATTCAAGGCCCGATTCGGTCGCAGCCCTGATTTGGCTGATGCGGCCTTCCTCGCACTGGATTGCGCTCGCCAGCGGCTCGGGCTTGTAGCGGTTGACCCACCTGAAGAGGGGTCATCGAAGCGGCCCTACCAAAGGAAGACGATCAAGAAGCTGGGCGAGGCGCTCCAGAATGTTGATACTGTTTTGCTTGATTGACATTTTGCCGTTAAAATTAGAGACTTGGGGCGGCTGGATCTTGGTAATCTCGGCCTATTTTAATTACTATCGGTATGAGCAACGGCGCGAACAAACCTGATCCTAAGATACTGGCGGGAGATTTAAGCAAAGCTAGGAAGGGGGGCGGGCGCAAGCGTAACGCCATTGAAAAGCTAATGCTCACCTTGAGCCCCGAAGAACTAGAGAAGATCACGCGGCGAGAGGTCAAAGCTAAACGAAAACTTGCAGACGCTATCGCGGCGGCAGAGCCCGCTCCTGGATTCACGCCGTTGGAAGAAGCCGCCGGTAAACTTTCTAAAGGAGAGGCCGCTGAATTTACGGACATTATCACCAAGGCGCGGGAAGCAGCCGCGCCCAAAAGGACAGGATTCGATATCACGGTAGGGGGTGAGCCCCACAGGGTCGGTCCCGACGCTCCTGTTCCCATGACAACGGGGTTGATTCCTGACGCGGGAGGTACCACAGGAGCTTTTGGCGGTGGAGAATTTGAAATAGGCTCGGAAGTGGGTGACCTTACCCGAACAATCGACGCGGAGACCGGACTACCCAAGTGGGAGAATCCCACTAAGGCTACTATTGTCCCGTCAACCTTCGCGGCTGGCGCGGGTATCGCTGGAGCCCTTCTGGAGGGCAAGGAAAAGCGGACTGAACTAAGCAAGGACTTCGGCAAAGCTCTAAGAACTGGACTGGAGACCCTCACTGGCGAAGCCCGACAGGCAAATGTGGGGGCGCTCAGAGATGAGATGGTCAGCCAAGGGCTCACTACGGCAGAGAATTTCAATCGTGTCGGGCGCAAGATGCTGAAGGACATTGAAGACGAACGAAAGCGGGCGAAGATAGATTTCTTGCGAAGCCCCGCAGGAGGCACTGTGGCCGCGCCAGGATTGGGAAAACTTGAAGCCATGCAGGGCAGGGCATTCGGAACAAGCACGGCATTGAGCGGCTCTGTAGGACGACTTGGCGAAGCCGCCCGCCCCCTCGGCACTGTCGCCGGAAGGATGCGGAAAGAAGCGCGGGCATTGGAACGGCGCGGTTATCGTTCCGGCGGCGGGCAACTCAGAGGAGCCGCAGCCCTTACCGGTGAGCCAGGCATCTCTACTCCTGCATATCGGGAAAAACAGCGGGAAAAGGAGGAAGAAGCTGAAGCCCTTCGTAAGCGCGAAGAGGAAACCCGTGTTCTTCTTATGGAAGAATATGAGCGGCGGAATAATGAGCGTGGGAAAGTGAACCCGAGAAGCACTGCCGGTGCGGGACGCGGAACCCCCATTAAACAGTAACAATGGCTGAGTTCTCATACGCAGACGACATCGCCCCAATGAGGGGCGACTTCTTTAATACTGGCCCACTCTCGTCGCGGGAAAGTCAAGCTATCCAGAAGCAGTACGGCCCAGAAATTACCGAGCTTCAGAACAATATCGCCAAGATGGAGGGTGAACGGTTCAGGATGCGGGCGGCTGATCTTGCTTACGAGCGGTCCATGTTTGAATTCGACCACGCCAAAGAGAAGTCGAAGCGGGAGCGGGAAGAGATCGAACAATTAGGCGGTTTGTCTGAAACATTGCAGGGCATTGTAGACGACCCAAACAGGACTCCGTTTGAGAAGAGTCAGGAACTCAACCGCATGAGAATGCGGAACCCGCTCCGAGGAGCCGCCACTAGTTCTTTGTTCCAAGGCGCTTTTGGTGCGGTTGACGCGCAAGCCAAACAAGCAAAGCCCAGTGGGTTGCTGTATAGTCTGGCTCAGACAGGGGAGGTGGGCATCACCCGCCGCATAGCGGAAAGGGACGGAGTTGTTACTCCCGAAGAATCAGATTTTATTAGCTGGGCCGAACAAAATAAAGCCCGCGCTATAGAAAGGGAAAAGCAGGCGGGGATAGGTGCGAGGGAAAAGCAAGGCGAAGCTGCTCGCAAGGCCGAGGGTTCTTATCTCGATAAGATCTTGGGGGATATTGGTCGTATTACTCCGAAAACGAGTGTTGAACCGCCTGCTGACGCCAAAGACTCTTGGGCAGAGTCTATACGAGATGGGAAAATAGACCCGCCGAAAACTTATTCTCCGACCCAGATTGACCAGCTCAAGGCGAAGGCCCGCCTTGTCGTAGAAAACCCCGCTGTTTTACGGGAGATCCTAAAACAGGATGATGGAGCCCTTATAAAACATACGCTTGAGGATATAATCCGCAGAGAGCAGAAAAGCCTTTTGGAATTTGAAACCGGCCCGCCGAGAAAATCGGCTGGTGATCCTTACCTGAAATAAAGAATCCCCCTAACTAACATACCCCAAACCACGCTGCTGCTATGTCAGAGCTTCTTAGTTTTATCGACCGCGTCGAAGCCCTCGAAGGGCAATCGGAACTCGTCTCTCCGAAAGCGTATTCTGAATGGTCAGCAGAAAATGTTTACGAAGATCCACTGGAGAGCCGAGTCAGGTTTGGGGATTATCTCAGGGAGGAATACATCAATGCGGATTCGTATACCCCCGAAATTGAGCAGGAGATTAGCCACGGGTTTGCGGCGTCCCTTCTCGATGAAGGCTTGCTGCTGGAAGACCGCTCGAATGCGGAAGAGATCAATGAGAGATCGGCAGCGTTCGACGGACGGGGGACATTCGACCAGCAGGTAAAATTCCTCAGAAATTCCTACGAATCTTCCGAGCCCGAATGGCAGACGCTGACCGATTACCTGGCGGCGGCTAAAGTCGCAGACCCGACTGAAGACTACTTGAAGACAGTCCAGCGACTCAGAACTGCCGCTGAAGATGTCCTGTCGCAGAATTACGACCTCCATCTGGAAGATCGAGTTCTCTCGGGAGAAATCCCTATGGCCAAGCTGTCATCGGGCGAACTCTTCATCGGTGACTCGATTGAGACAATGGGGCTCAGTGATGCGGTTAAGGATTCTGCGGGTGCAGGAGTCACGATGCGGGATGCCCTGCGGGCGCAACAACTGATGGAGATCCCTGATGGGTTCCGCCTCCCGCGATATAAACTTGAGCGGGTCATGGATATTCATGCCCAGCTTAGAGATGAGGCTAGGGTCAATAATGAGTTCCAGATTATGACGGAGGGCATGGCGGCTAGAGACGCTTTTATCGAGCGTGGTCTTGGGGAAAAGTTAGACCGGTTTGCGAAACGATCTGTGGGCGGCTATATGAAATTCCTTTTTCAGGATGCGCCCCGAGGGGTATATCGGGGGCTCCGTCATCTTGTTCACGGCGAACCTTTTGAATTACTTACAGAAGGGCAAAAACGTGAGGCGGCTGTTCGCCGCGCACGGGGGGGCGACATTGATGAACTCGCGGAGAGATACGCGGCTGAGTTAGGCCATAATGTTTCCGATGTCCTCCCCGCGTTGAAGCAGGTGGTTCTGGAAGAGGGGGTTGATAAAGGGATTTATGATTTTCATAAAAAAGAAGATGAACTTGGGAGAAATATAAGGACCGGCGGGTTCGGCCTGCCCCATATGCCCACTCAGGTCTACTTGAATAA